CAAAACGTTTATTACAGACGTGTTAAAGTTGCTAACATTATGTAGTATTGGTTGATACCGATTATGAAAAAGGGGGCTTCGGCCCCCTTTTTTTGGTCTAAAAAATCATTATAAATAGTAGCATGACAACAACAAATGTAATCGATAGAACACCTAGTAAGTTAGACTATGCAAGTCCTATTCAATTTAGGTTTAAAATGACTAAACTACCTAACGTTGAATTCTTTGTACAGACAGCAAATATACCTGGAATTACTCTAGGATCAACAAGTTTTGAAACGCCTTTAAAAGATATTGCAGGTGTTGGCGATAAGGTTACATATCAAACTTTAGATGTATCATTTTTAGTTGATGAAAATTTAAATAACTACAAAGAGATACATGACTGGATCACAGGTCTAGGTTTTCCGCAAGATCATAAACAATTTAAAACTTTACTAGGAACAGGTTCCGATAGATTTCCTGGCACAACATCAAGTACGGCTGCAACAGGAACAAGTATAGCACAACCTGCTAGTGAAGGCGGTATATATTCAGACGCAACACTAACAGTTTTAAATAATAAGAACATTGCAAAGACTGAGATAAGATTTCAAAACGTTTTTCCTATATCTTTAGGATCATTATCTTATGATATCAAGGCAAGTGATGTAGATTATCTACAAGTAAATGCCAGCTTCAACTATATGTATTATGATATAGTCCAGATTTCTTCTTCATAAGCTTGACAATTAATTAAAAAAGTGATAAAATATATACATGACATTAGAAGAATTGCAACAATCAGTAGATAGGGATTTTAAATTAGATGACACAGAATTAGACGCTGAGTCAATTAAGATACCTTTATTACATAACAAATATCTACAACACTTTAATAAGTTTTCTCTACTATTAAAGAAATCAGAATACGAACATAAGGCCATGATAAGAGATAAATGGGAATACTATACAGGTAAAGCAGACTCAGCAGTATATCTATTGAAACCTTTTGACATAAAAGTATTAAAATCAGATGTACATATCTATATGGATTCAGATCAAGATTTACAAAGAGCAGATCAAAAAGTCGCTTATCAGAATCAGATAGTTAAATATCTTGAACAAGTTTTAAGAAGTATTAATAATAGAACATTCTTAATCAAGAACGCTATTGAATGGAAAAAGTTTACTAGTGGCGCCATTTAATGTATTTAAAAAATTTATTTCATATCTTTGAAAATATTGTATCAGATGATTTCTGTAATGATTTAATAGAAGACGGTGAAACAAAAATATTTGAAAATGCAAAAGTTGAAACTTTAGATATAAAAGCTAGAAGTTCTAAAATATCATGGATAAATGATATAAAATATCAAAAACCATTAAGTCAATTTGTTCAATCAGCAAATATTCAAAATAATTGGAACTTTTCATTAAAAGAATTTGAAGATTTACAATATACCATATATAATATAGGAGATCATTATGATTGGCACCATGATTGTCACGATAAACCATATGAAAATAATATGATTAGAAAATTAAGTTTTACATTATGTTTAAATGATGAATATGAAGGTGGTAATTTTTATATATGGGATGCCGATCCTAGAGAAAAAAAAATAATAACTAAAACAATAAAACTTAAAAAGGGTGAAATGCTTGTCTTCCCTAGCCATCTATGGCATAAAGTAGATAAAGTAACCAAAGGCACTAGAAAAGTACTCGTAGGTTGGGTCGTAGGTCCTCAATGGAAATAATCATTATAAATATAAGTATGAAAACATTGAACATACATTTATATGATTACCAATCGGAACAATTCTAATCTCATCATCATAGAAAAGAAAGACGAAGTTTACATTACGGTAGACTGCGAGTCGGATGTACAAAGAGAAATATCTGAGTTCTTTACTTTTTATGTACCGGGATATAAGTTTATGCCAGCATTCCGTAATCGTATGTGGGATGGTAAGATAAGATTGTTTTCACAAAAGACAAAAGAAATATACTTCGGACTATTTCCATACATCAAAGCATTTGCGGAAGAACGAGGCTATGTTATAGTTGCTGGTAAAGATGTCGAGATAGATAACAAGGTCGATAGAGATGTTGTTACTAAATTTTCTAATAGTCTAGGTCAAAAATTTGAGGCAAGAGATTATCAGATAGACGCAATATTTCATAGTTTAAAACGCAATAGGGCGCTGCTAGTAAGTCCTACAGCCTCAGGTAAGTCATTCATCATATATTCTTTAATACGATACTACACTCATCTAATTAAAGAACAGCAAAATAATAGAATACTTTTAATTGTTCCTACAACATCATTAGTAGAACAAATGTATACCGATTTCGAATCGTATGGTTGGAATGTAAAGAAGAATTGCCACAGATTATATAGTGGATATTCTAATCAAACAGACAAGAAAGTATTGATATCTACATGGCAGAGTTTATATAAATTACCAAAAGAATACTTTCAGCAATTCGGTGTTGTATTTGGTGATGAGGCACATCTATTTAAATCTAAATCATTAACAGAAATTATGTCTAAACTTACCGATTGTAAATATCGTATCGGTCTTACAGGTACATTAGACGGCGCTCATACACACAAGTTAGTATTAGAAGGACTATTCGGTGCTGTCAATAAGGTAACTACAACTAAAAAACTTATGGATAAGAATCAGCTAAGTAATCTTGTTGTGAGATGTCTAATACTTAAACATAGTGAGGCAAATGCCAAGATCATATCAAAAGGTAAGTATCAAGACGAGATAGATTATCTTGTAGGTAGTGTATCAAGAAATAACTTCATTCGTAATCTAGCACTTAAACTGAAAGGCAATACTCTAATATTATTTCAGTTAGTAGAGAAACATGGTAAGAATTTACAACAAATTATTAAAGATAAGGCCGAAGAAGGTCGAAAGGTTTTTTATATATATGGCGGAGTTGATACAGAAGAACGAGAGAAGGCTAGGGCAATAGTTGAGAAAGAAGATAACGCTATTATCGTTGCAAGTTATGGTACTTTTTCTACTGGTATTAATATCAAGAATCTACACAATATAATATTTGCTAGTCCTTCTAAAAGTAGAATAAGAAATCTACAATCAATCGGTAGAGGTCTCAGACTAGGGGATAATAAAGTAAATGCCACTCTATATGATATATCGGATGATCTAATTTATAAGTCTAAAGAAAATTATACACTAAAGCACTTTCAGGAAAGAATAAATATATACACAGAGGAAGAGTTCGATTACGAGATACATAATATTAACTTAAAGGATTAAAATGAATACTATTAAGGAAAGAGATTATCGTATGGTAAAATTAACTGATGGTACTACTATCATGGGTAGTATTGTTGTTGATAAAGATTTCTTGCGAATTACAAACGCATTAGAATTATGCACGATACAAAGGCAAACAGAGGTAGGCTCTAAGGAAGATACTACTTTGAAACCTTGGATATCTTTCACAGATGATAAGACCTTTGTTATTCCAAAAGATAAAGTTTTAGTAATTACCCAAGCGGATACTCACATATCGCATTATTATGAAGTCATATTAGATAAGATACTAAAGTCAAAGCAAAACGCTAAACCTGTGTTATCTGCCGAAGAGATGGATAAGATATATGCGTTGGCAGATCAAATGGATCAAATGCAAAAGATTGACCAAAGAGATATGGGTTGGTCAGAAGAAGATTTAATTGATTTATTTCAGAAGAAAACTATTCATTAAGGTATGGTAGCTAAGGTGGTTCCCCAAGCGACTACATAGTCATTATATCATAGATCCTAAAACTGTCAAGCAAATCAAAAAATAAAATAAATAATACAACCAGCTTTACATCTTGCTAAAAAAATGATATAATAAGTTATATAAATCAGAAAGATAAATTATGAGTGAAACAAAAACAAGTAAGGCAAAATTGAAACCACATTATGTAGATAATAAGAAGTTTCTAGTTGCTATGATAGAGTACCGTGAGAAGGTTCAAAAAGCTGAAGATAAGAAAAGAACCAAACCAGTAGTGACTAACTATATCGGTGAGTGTTTTTTAAAGATTGCTAATCACTTATCTTATAGACCAAATTTTATAAACTATACCTATCGTGACGATATGATATCAGATGGTATAGAAAACTGTTTACAGTATATGAGAAACTTCAACCCAGAGAAATCTAATAATCCATTTGCATATTTTACACAAATTATATACTATGCATTTATCAGAAGAATACAAAAAGAAAAGAAACAGCAAGACGTTAAGGCTAGATTGATTGCTACTTCTGCTACTGAAATGATGATGGACTCTCTAGTGGGTGATGACGCTCAATATAAAAATCAGATGTTAGAATTCTTACAAAGAAATGTTAAAGAGAGTGTACCAGCTGAACCTAAAAAAGTGAAGAAGAAGAAAAAATAGATAATGAAAATAGCGTTGTTAAATGATACTCACTTCGGTGTGAGAAACGACAGTACGATCTTTGATGACTTCTTACATAAGTTCTATGAAGAAGTATTCTTCCCATATCTGGAAAAACATAATATCAAAACACTTATTCATTTAGGTGATGTGGTTGATAGAAGAAAATATATCAACTTTAGAATTGCTGATACCTTTAGAAAGAAGTTTCTAAACAAACTATGGGATATGAAAATAGATACTCATATGTTAATTGGTAATCACGATATCTATTTTAAAAATACAAATAGTGTAAACTCTTTACAACAGTTATGTACCTCACCTGATGGTGTCAATGAACCATGGATATATGAAGAACCTAA